CAATCGCAGTTTTTCCAGCAAGCCTTCCTAGAGCGTAGGCATCTGCAGCATTGTCATCATTGAACTCAATGCCCCATCTCTTATAGATTTGCATCAACATCTCTTGTTTTTTGGCGTTTCCTTTGCCTGCTGCATACTTCTTGAGTGTCATTGGTGGAATCTTTAATGGATAGCGACAATTCTCATCTTCACCAAAGTAGTCATAGATTGCCATCTTTACTACAGCAGCCAACTCACCAAGGACAAGGGCTGAGTGACTAGCAAGTACTGATCCTTCCATTGCTATGTCTACAATCCCGTGACCATCAGATACATAGTCGAGGGTGTCTATTAGCCATTGACGAATATCTACTAGCCGTTCAATACCAAAATACGGAGACTTGTAGACCCATGTAATGTGTTTCTCAGGCTCTGCGATACTTACTGCAGACAAAGCAAACCCCGTTAACGATTGGTCAATACCAATCGCAACGAGGACTTGCTCTGCTGTTAAACCGCCATCAAATAACTTTGTTGGCACGGAGTGTTCTTTCTTCTATGACCATTTCAATGGTCCCAAGATAACCTGCCCCGTCAGTCAAGTTATCTCTCTTGTGCCTGTATGACTCTCGTGCAATTTTTACCCATGCCATTGCTAGTCCTACTTGTTCTTCAGTAATATCAATACCGAAAATAACTTCCCAACCCTTTTTAATTCGGTTGAAGTTGTCAAGTGGGTGGTCATAGGTGTAGTTACGATCCCCATTTATTAACTCATCTGCTTCTTGCAGAATGTTTTTATGGGAGTCGGACATACTTTCCTGTCTGAAATTCATTCTTGGCATCAATAGTTGTAGCCATTAATGCATTGAAGGTCTCATCAAAGGTTGCTTTTCTATTCAGTAACCACCAACCAGCAAACGCTGCTGTTGCTCCTGAGGTACCAGTAGTGAACTTGGTTGTTCCATCTAACTGCATCGCATTCCAACGACCGTTTAAAAAGAAATCAGTCTGTCCTTGTGCGCCGTTGCTATAACGTGCAATGTAAGGAGCAGCCTTTGAATCGTACTCAATTGGTTCTGAACCTGGCCATGGATTATCTGTTGCTCCAACGGAGACTGCGTCAGACAAGCATGCTGGTGAGAACACGTTCGTGCGATTCTTATCGTTACCAACTGCAGTGATCAATGGAACATGTGCTGCCTTGAGCGTTGCAATGCTTGCAGCCATTCCTTCTGGGACTTTACACCCAGGAAATACTGCGCCTTGTGCAAGGCTAACAACTGCAATGTTGTACTTGACTCGATTGGCAACAACCCAGTTGAGTGCATTCTGCACATCTTCCATTGAATAGAACCCTGGGGTACCTGATGGAGATATACCTACAATACGAATAGGAATAACTTTTGCTGTTGGGTTAAAGCGAAGAACCAAGGAGACCATTTGTGTTCCATGGTTGAGGGCTTTGTTTGTTGAGACTGGGATGTTGGCAGCGCCAGATCCCTCCATCGTCATCTTTCCATTAGGACATTTGTAGGAAGTTACTATGCAAACTTCGTACGAGATGCTGTCCTTGAATAGAGATGTGTTAGTACCAGTGTCAATAACTACAACTGCTGGTGCTACCTCTGCGTGTACTGGTACCGCCGTGGTACCAAGTACCGTAATTGATATAAATAGTGTAAGTAATTTTTTCATGTGTTGAACTTATCCTTTCGTCCCGTTCGTACGTCATTAGTTCGACGAGTGATTTCTCTGGATACCAACGCCACATCACGTTCAAAGTTGTTGTACACAACCTCTAACATTTTGCGGTACGCATAGGCACTCATATAACGCTCCTCCACGTCCATGAAGTCTGGATCAGCCATCACCTGAGCCTTCATCATGGTCACCCGTTCACCCTTAACCTTACTGGTGTCTTTCATAATCAGCAACTTTGCCTCAAGCATGTCTCGGCGTTTTTCAAGCACCTTCTCGTCTACCTGTGACGCGGCTAACTGTCCCGCCACAAAGTTAGACCAGGCTGTCAAGCGTGTGAACAAGGCGCTGAGTTCATCGCTCTCCAGTAGGGAGATGTCTTTGGGCATGGGTGGCTGCTTATCTTGTTCAGGCCACAGATTTATGTTCTGTGCCTTCATCTTATCCACAGCCTGCTTTGATCCATCACCTAGATTTATCATTAGTCCTCAATCTGGTTGCACTGTTTACAACCGTCCTCGCTAACATTACATAGAGGCATGACACCAGCATCAACTGCCTTGTTAATCTTTTCTGCTATAAAGAAGATCCTATCAACGGTGTCGTAATCAGCCTTGATGATGAACTCTTTGTAGTCTTGATCGGCTTTCAATTCATAAAGGAAAACAATCTCATTCGGAGCATCATCTCCAAACATACGCTTGGCAAGTTCTAGATACATCTGTCCCTGTAACAAGTGAGTACGAAATGGTCTGCGGATATTCTTCCACGCTTTTGTTACATCTCCGTCAGCATCGTACAAAAGATCAGGTGCTTCAAAACGAAAAGTTCCTGCACCAATAGATTTGATCTCAATCAAGAAGTCATTACCTAATCCCTTTACCCAACCATCTGTATGACCTGCAATACGCAACGACTCATCTACAAGATGTACTTCATCATACTTAAGAGTTTTAGTAGTGCAATACTGACACATAGCAGGTGATAGACCAGAGGTTATTTTCTTACATACAACACACTTAAAGTCACCCCACATATGTCCCATGTCATAGATGCGACCCTGCCACTTCTCATGGATAAAGTGACCCTCATCAAAGATGTTCTGTAGTCTTAGGTTAGGGTTATCTTGTTTCTTCTTTCCACCTGTAAGTAAGTAGTAAGAATATCGATGACAGAAGTCAGACTTAATCATTTCTGATGGGTGAAGAACTGTTGTGCTTCGATCACCTGGGGTCTTCTTCATAAGGTGACGTTCAATAGGACCAATAAGGCGTGTATCTGCCTTCTTAGTATCTAAATACTTTTGAAGATCTGTCTTACTAGCCATTAGTATTCCTTATCTATACTGAAAATAAATTCTTCTAGGGTTTGTTTATTTTTTTTATTTTTCTTAAGTTTTTGCCACTTTCGCATTAAGGCGTTTCGTTCTCGGTGACTAAGTCCTCCCCAGATTCCATGAGGTTCGTCTCGTCTGACGGCATCCCACAAACACTGTGCTCTTACTGGACAAGGGTTCTTTCCTGTTTCACCAAAACAGAATGCTTTTGCCTTGTTAGCAATCTCTTTGTACTGCTCCTTGTCACGAGGAGGGTAGAAGATATCTGTGTCTTGGCCTGAGCATCGTGCCTTGTATCTCCATGCGTACTCTGGTTCATCAAAGTCTTCCATGGTTGTCTAGGTTCTCTCTCATCTCTAGGAAGTCGTCTTCAAGAAGAATTACGTAGTTCACTCCATCTAGATAAAGGCCAAACACTGGCATCCGTCCATCGAGGATTGCTTCGGTAGTTATCTTCTTCAATTCGTCTGATTTAATGGTTTTAGTTTTCTTGCCTGTCCACTTGTGTTCAATCAAAAGATCCTCTGATCGAACGTCACCCTTGCGAGACCAAAAAGCCCCAGACGCAGCGTTGGTAGACCCACCAATTTTTTTAGCAAGTCTCTTCTCGTGCTTCTGGGATTGCTTCTGGCCTTCAGTCTTCAAGTTCTATTTTGCCTTCCTCGTAACCTTCAATCAATCTAGGTACAAGAAAAAATAGTGCTTCTCTCCAGAAACAAGTACCGCAACCACAGAATAGTTCTCCTGACAATGTCTCAGGAATTACATCTTCAGTACCATCCCAGACTGCTTCAAAAAGCATGTCAGTGTAATCTTCTACGCCTTTCTCTAGTACTTGTGCCCAGTTTTCATCATTTACAACAAACTTCTTAGTCATCGCTTTCCTCCGCCATTGGTAGGTCTGATGTTTCAAATACTAACTTTTGGATCTGTTCTTTTAAATCAACTTCTTCACGAATACTTGCAATAACTGGATCAATACCTTGCCACTTACGTTCACCAAAGTAATACCAGCCACCCTTGCGTTGGATAATCTCCTTTACAACTGCAAGTGATGCAACTTCTTTTGCAAAGTCATACTCACCAGCAGCACAGTCTCCACCATCTGCAAAGTAAAAGTCAAAGTATGCAACTCGTTGTGGCGGTGCAGTCTTGTTCTTTAATGTACGAACTTTGATGCGTTGTCCTATACGATTCTTATTACCGCTAGGACCAATCTCAATCCATTCATCGCGGCGAATCTCACAACGAGTAAAGAATGCATAGTTCTTTCCTTCACCACCAGGGGTTGTGCGTGGGTCTCCATGCATCACACCGATCTTCATGCGGTACTGGTTAATTATGAGACCGAGCACTGGACGTTCATCCTCAACCAAACTGCGCTTGATTGCAGAACCAACTACACGAAAGAACTTGTTGGTCAAGAGTGCTCCTCTTCCAACAGTCATTTCATTCATGTCC